TTCGGACTTGAGGCCATTTCCATCTCTTGAACCATAAGCATACGCTGTTTCAGTATTTGAATTTGAACCTCGTTCTGTTTATGAAGAATTTTCAACTTTTCAGGTGTCATTGTAGACCCCTGGGTCTGGATTAATTTCGTTCTCTGCTCAATCTGTTGTTTAATCATTTCGATATTTTCGTAGACGTTCAATGGTATTGTAGGCGGGACATTTGCTCCGCCCGCCGAGGACGCCGCCGAATGTCCTCGTGGCGGAGCAGCATTAGATTGATTCATCATCGTCTGAATATGTTGGATATTATTTCCGGTATAATAAGAACCGCTGAATTGTTGGGATGAAGGCGTACTTCCGGCAACACTGGGAGAAGATGAAGCACGGCGTTTACGTGCGGCGGATAAAGCTGCGTTTCCACTCATTGAATATAAGATTATAAAATGTATAAATAGATTATTTCTATATTATTTTCGCATTTTCATTTTCAGAGGAGAGTGGCATTTATAATCCATTACGCGAAAATCCTCCAATACATATGCGTTAATATCATCTCTCAGCGTCGTTATTTCCAAATGTGGAAAAGCAAACGGTTTCAATTGTAATTGCCGGGTTCGTAATACGGTTATGTGATCATCATAAATATGTGCGTTTCCTAAATGATATACGAATTCGTGGGCGATTAATCCACAATGTTTCGCCAATAAGTGTGTCAAAAAGCTATATGATGCGATATTAAATGGTACGCCTAATCCGACATCACCACTCCGCTGGTATAAAGCACACGACAGTCGATTTTGATTATCTACATTAAACTGGCAGAGGATATGACAAGGGGGTAGGGCCATCTCATCGATTTGACACGGGTTCCACGCAGACATAATCAATCTACGTGAAAATCTCTCGGTGGGGTGTTTTAAACACCGGATAATATCGGCCAATTGATCGACGCCCTTACCTGTATAATCGGCATCACACGTAGAATATGTAGCATTAAAATGACGCCATTGATGCCCGTATACGGGCCCTAGATCGCCGTCGGCATAGTGCGACAATCCGCGTGATTCTAGAAAGTCACGTGAGGCATTATCGTCCCAAATATGGACGCCCGCATCCTGTAGCAGGCGATTATCTGTTTTCCCCCGAATGAACCAGAATAATTCTTTAAGACAAGTCTTCCACGCCATTTGTTTGGTTGTAAGAATAGGAATTCGTCCTTGATCTAATGAGAATACCATCGCAGCGCCGAATACCGAAAGTGTGGTTCCATTCCGGCTATCGTGTTCGTGGTTTTGTTCAATAATATCGTGAATAAGATTTAGGTATTGATACTCTTCGTGGGGGGTGACAGGTGTGGGGAGTTGGTCATCGGTGGCAGTGGCGTCGGTGGCGGCGTCGGCATCGGCGGGCGCAGATAGGATATAATGAGGCGTGCTATTGATACGAGAGAAACGGCGAAGCATTCGGACGATTCGGATTCGATTCGATTCGATTCGATTCGATAATATTAAAGAAACTATTGTTTTTAATTCATTATTTCATTCGATTCGATTCGATTCGATTCGATTTCATCCCGTAATTAAATCTTCACTGGTATATATATACTTATAAAAACTCATAAATGGAGGCGTTTGAAGAAACCGTCAAAGAAGGAACAAAACGTGGCAGTTCATTTGTCGACCACGTGTTTCGCTTGGATGAACAACAACAAGGCGTCTTATTAAACATCGTCCAATATACGCTTATTGGTTTCATCCCTATCTTGGTTATGTTGTATTTGGTCCGCACGTATGTCCCTGAACCCGACGACCACAAGGCGACCTTGATGGTTTTAGTCGAAATCATCGGTCAAATCCTGTTTATGTTCGTGTTCATCTACTTTATCCATCGGTTAATCACCTATATCCCCACTTATTCCGGATACAGATACACTGAATTCAACTTCACGACAACTATTTTAGGAATATTGATGATTCTGTTGAGTATTAAGACAAAGTTGGGCGAGAAGGTCCAGATTATCGTGGAGCGCACGATTGAGCTCCTGGGTGGTGAGTCGAGTTATAATGGTGCGGGAGGTGGCGGCGCACAAGCCGGAGGCGCACAGGGCGGCAGTGGTGCCGTTCGCATCACACAACCCCTCTCACAGCCTTACGCTGGAGGTATGCCCGGTGGAATGGTCGGTGGTGGAATGGCACCTCCTAACCCCGTCCTCACCGCCAACCGGAATACTGGCACAGCGGACTACGGTCTCTCGCAGGCAAGCCAGCAAACCCAGCACTTTAACAGCACGTACGCACAAAATGTCGGCGGTGGAATGCCCGGTGGGATGATGTCGTTTGAGCCGATGGCGGCCAATGAGGTTATCGGGTCGAAGTTTTAGACGTAACGGTAATGATGATAATGATAATGATAATGATAATGATATAGACATACACTTCATTTTGTATGTATATTTCTCTCGACGACGACACACGCATACACTTCTAATTTTACCTTCAAAACCACGGTAAACTAAGTGTTTCATTTTTTCCATCAATAGTTATTTGTAGTGGGTTGGTTATATTAAAACTATATTCTTCTGATGTATCTATATTTTTCCAGTGTAATTTAAAATTATCACAAAATATAATATATTTTTTTCCGTTTAATTTATATTCTTTTGACGGATTTGGGAGTTCATTTATATGTGTCGAATATTGATTATAGTCAATACCTGACGTATTTATAGTATCATCCTTATTGGTTAGTCTCTCATTTTTTAACAAGGGATATCCGCCGGACCCCCCATTACGAAAAGAACCATCAGATGTAACATACCAACCGTTCTCGTTAGGTTGCGGTTGGGATGGATGAGGTTGCGGTTGTGTTTGAGTAACACCACTACACGTTTTTAGACATTCTTGACAATATGCGACTTGCCTTTCATTTTTACGTTTTTGAAACCATTCAATTACCCCCCCCTTCATTTTTCTTAACTTCCTCCGTGTTCGTAGCGTCTTTTTAACGCGTTTAACTCTTCTATTCGTTTTTGACTTCATTTTGTTGTATATTAACCATAGATAATAACCACCAATTTCACTTCTCTATGAAAATCTCTCGCTCTATACTTTTCATAATCTTACGTTCACCAATCGGGTCATCCTTGATTTCGTGAAGGACATTTCGAATCATCTTATGATGAAAATCCTGTAACCTACTATTCGTCTCCCATCCCGGGTGTAAATCCATCCACTTTTTCACCGCAAAGTATTCCTTGTTGGCGATATCCACAAACACCTGACGCATCCGCGCATTCCCTTCATCTCTCGCCCACTGATGATTATCCCGAATATAAATCGTATCACGCTTCTGATCCGTACAATGGATCGGCCGTTTATAAAGATCCATTTGTTTCAATCCGTCAATCATCACCTTGCTAATCCCTTCCACAAGTCCCTGGTTCCGGGTATACGTCAGGTCGTCCATCGTGATTTCGAGAGAATCCACAAACTCCGTCATATTCACCGCGTCTTTACATTGTTCATTCAAGAAGAAGTTCAAATTAAATTGGTTGTTATTCGTATTATTGACGATAATATTCCGTTCCTTGCTTAATTCCACGATTTGTTTTTGGAGGGTTTTATTCTGATCTAATAACTCAAATACGAGAGAATTGACGAGAGATTTCTTGCTCCGTTTTTTATCCATTGTAAGCGCGGATATCATTTTCCGAATATAATCTTTCAGTTTCTCGTTTTGTGCGGATAATAATTCAGATACGGCAGATTCCGCCGTCGCATCCGTTGTCACGGAAACTGATCCGTCAGCGTCGGTATAATCCACACCGCTTTCCGATTCGGAGTCGGATTCGGAAGACACTGAGCCGGACTCGGACCCTGAGCCGGACCCTGAGCCGGACCTTGAATCAGAATATGTATACGATGGTTTTTCAGAGATTTGAACAGAGATTTCCGAATTACTAAAGTTTGAATATTGAAAAATACTAGATTCCTCTATTTTATTCGCTTTTTTTTTAGATTTGAATCGATATCGAACCATTTCGGTATTTTCGTCATCACTGTCACCGGCACCGGCAGAATGAATAACTGGGACGTCTACATCCACGTCCACAGGCACATCCACAGGCACCGGCGCCGGCGCAACCAATGATGTCTCGATTGTCGTCGTCGTTGTCATCATCGTCGTTGTAGTAGAAATAATAGACACAGAAAGAGTATTCAATGAATTATCTACAACCGTTTTATTCGTGGCTTGTTTATGTTGAAATTGAAGACACGTAGATGTATGTTTATAATAGCTTGAACGATGAGCGTAGGTTTTTTTACAAAGGCAAATATACTTTCCTTCTTTACTAACGACCGGCACCACCGCCGACGCCGGCACCACCGCCGACGCTTCTGCGGCTAAAACCGCCCCGTCCAAAACGGTCGATAGATTCGATGCGTCTACTTTATCGGCGAAAATATTCGGTTTAAAATCAGGAACTTCAAGGACGGAGTCTTTTGTCTTTTCGTCCATTTTTTCATCGTTCAAATTTGGTTTCATTTTCATAATATAGAAATTCGCCCGTTCCCTGGCCTGGAATTCATTACTACAAGAACATTCCTCCAAAATTATACACGTCCAATTCGGCCATCCACCATTCTTCCGAATACAATCATATAATTTTGTATGGTGATGAACAGAATCTAATGCTTCACGTTTATGCTTGTATTTCCTCTGAGTTATATTGGTTGTATATGAAATATATGAATCTACCGTATTTTTATTGGATGTTTTACAAGTAAGTTGGTAGACATAGGTTTTTGAGTAGTCAACATACTTTCTTGGCATTTTTCACCGCTTTAAAATTGGATAATATCAAATCGTCTATTATAGTCTATTATATATCTCTAATATTTATTCGCCTCCGGCACACTGACTTTTCATTTCTCCCAGTGAGAATGGCAACATCCGCACCATCGGTTGGTCTAAATGTTGCCATTATCTTATCAAAAATCGAACATCATCGTCTAAAATGTGTAGTATTTTGAGGGGTTTTTTTGTAGTATTTGTAGTATTTGTAGTAATTTTGTCAAAATGCACTTTAGAGATTTTGGCAACATTTACACCATATTCAGTAATATCACCAAAAACAAAACGGCTATATATGCTCTCGGGGAAAAAGGGTTTTTTTGTTTTTTTTCAAAAATGTCCAAATCCGGGTTTGGCCGTTTTGCTTTTAAAACGCGTTTTTTGCGTGTTTAGCCTGACGAGAGCATAATTTACGATTTTGGCCAATTTTCACCCAATCATCCGCGGGATCTCAGTCAGGCGTTTACAAAAAAGAGCATCCGATGCCATTTTTGGACGGAACCGTGCCATTTTCCCGGCTGACTGACTATTCAAAAAGCTATAAGATAATGCTATATATGCTCAGGTTTTCAGTAAGGAGGTGCCAAAATGATCGCAAAACCGTGTTTCATCGTCACAAATATAGGCGAATATTACATAAATAAGTATTTGTATTATGTATATTACGCTTACTGCCCCTTCGGGAATGAATTATAAGATGGCGATTCCGCCTTCGATTCCGCCTTCAAAAAAGATGGTAGTCGTGGATTTAGAATATATGCGTCCATCGGTGTCTCGGTCTCGGTCTCGGTCTAGGTCTAGGTCCAGGTCCAGGCCCAGAACAGGGCAATTGGAAGAAGAATATAATGGTTTGAATATTGATGAATTACTAAATAGACAATATACAAATGGAATATCCGACGACGACGACAACGATGACAATGAATTCGATACACGTAGTAGTTCAGAGTCCGGATCGGATTCAGAGTCCGGGTCCGGTTCCGGGTCCGATCCCATAGGAGGAGGCGCAAGCGCCGACCCGCCGTCGTCTCATCATCGGGCACATCATAGTGTACAGGAGACTGATTATGCTGTAAATTCAGATGATGATTTATTACAATCCGTGTTAGATGAACCGACATTTCCCCTGGATGTGAATGCGATATTAAACGCGATGAATAAGACGGAAAACAGCACAATCGCCAATCTTACATTGAAGAAGATAGCTGAACGTCGTCGAGAGATTCTCTCGTCGTTGAATTTACCAACGGAAAAAATGGAGGATTTCGATCGGAAATTACAATTGTATCGTGTCATTGAAGACCCGCGTGATTTAAAACATACGCAATTATTGCGATGGATACCATTACGGTCACTTGAAACCAAGCCGTATCTGACACTTGGTGGAACATTGTTTTCCGTCAAAGTGAGACCAGAGGACGGATTACATCAAATTACGATACGTAATGTCAAACATTTTGTTTTTCAGATCAAGTTTGAACTAAATGTCGTATTTCAACGATTAAGTCGCGAGGAATTGCTTATACTGCGTGCGGTAGAGTATGTGGAAGATGTGTAATAATTATATATCCGTATATATAATGACGTCTACACCCACCAAACGTAAGCCGAAAGTAGTCGTATTTGATGTAGATGAAACACTCGGGAATTTCGCCCAGTTTGGGATATTTTGTGCGACCCTTGATGAATATTATAAAGCGGATATTTCGTATAAACACTTCAACGATTTAGTTGAAATCTTCCCCGAGATATTCCGCCCGAATATTATACGAATATTGGATTATATTCGTAAAAAGAAAGACATTGGGGTATGTAGTAAAGTGATGATATATACGAATAATCAGGGGCCGGATAAGTGGGTTCAGCATATTCGTGATTATCTTGAAATGAAACTACGGAGTAAGAAGACGGCGTCCACGGCGTCCGCGG